ATTGTAAATGCTCTTTTTGAGCTGAATTTAAGTCCTTGGTTTCTTCGGCTTCAATAATCTGGTCCCCTAGAATGCCTTTTACTTTTACAATATCAGAACCAAAAACTTTTGCCTGCTCTAGAGAAAGGTCGTACTTAGCTAGGGCTAACTCGAACTGAGTTTTTGCGTCATTAGCGATCTGTTTTGCTTCCTCACCTGCAGCAGTAGAGGCATTTAGTATGTCATCTCGTAGGACCCCTAATTCATCTATAATAAAGTCCCTAGTACGTTCACCAGTCTCGGTCAGCGGATCAACAAGCTCATATACTTTAGAGCCTATAATCTCAGCGTTCGCAGTCAGGTATTGACTAACAATCTCCAACAGCTGTGCCTCATTTAACCCGTATTCATTGTCCTTCCCAGGGCCAAACCTATCTACGACACCTTCAAGGACCTTACCCTTATTTGTTGGTAGAGAGGTTTCAACCCCTCCAGTAGTTTGCTCTTTTGTGCTTTTCAATAACGTAGCTAACATACTAGTTAGCTTCTCTATTGCCTTCGATAGCGCAGAGAACTCCTTTTCAGCAGAAACACTAGAACCTCCGTTGTACTCAGATAAACCCGTTTTAGGGTTTATAGTGCCTGAACCTCCTAAAGATTTTAGTAATGCTTGTTCGTCTTTATTAATATGAGCTAACTCAGAATCTCCGTTACGTCCTAAGGAAGCTAAGCCCCCATCTTCGAAACTAGTTCCAAAAGACTGGTTGTACCCTTGTACCGCCTTATCTAGTAAGTCCCTCCCCGAGGTAGGTGCTAGGATGTTATTATCTACCGCCCAATTATAACCTGCAGACTGTTCAGAAGCGTCCTCCCACGCTCTAAGCCCCGGCCCTCTCCCTTTAGAATCCACAGGGTTATTATTATCGTCTAAACTATATAGTTTATGGAAGGGTATCCCAGACTCCTCGTCATATATAAAGCCATTGGGAGTAGTCCTACCGTCTCTACTAATAGTCCCGTGTTCCTTTATATACTTCTCGTACTTTTCCTTATTCCACGTGCGAGAAAAAACCTCACCACTATTACCAATAGGGAAATAGGTGTTACCTCCCTCGTACCGATCTACTGAACCAAAGGCGCCCCACATATTCATAGCCCCGTCAGCACGCTCGTACTCTTGACTACGCTGGTACATCAAATTACCGGTAAACTGACCGAGTTTCTTTAGCCAGTCTGGTTTAGAGCTTTCATCAGACAAGTCATTCCAACTATCCGGCCAAAGTGTAGGCCATGAGTGAATATTCTTTTGTCCAATACCTTTAGCAAAACCCCAGATCTCTGGAGGGTACTTATCAGGGAATTTCTTCATAAGAGATACAGCGGATCGTTCTATATCCATCTGTGTAGCACTTTCAGGGATAGAGGAAGGAGTACCCTTTGCAAACCCAGGGAGCTTATCTTCATTAATAGCTTCAATTAGCGCTCGGTGCTTCCCAGTAGACGCTGCATTAATAACAAACTCACCATTAGAGAGCATTGCGGGGATTTTATCCTCTTTTGGACCACCAGGTCCTGTGATAGACCCGCCAGTTGCCCTTTCCCTAGGGGCCAAAACAGCGTTAGTAGCATAAGAATCTCTCCCTGCGGAGGGGTGGGGTATGATGGTGCTGCCTAAACCCGCTACAAATTTGGTTACATAAGCTCCAAAAGACTCAATAGCCCTCTCTAGTTTTGGTATCGTGGCACTAGTAAACTCGGATATAGCTTTATTAAAGTGCGCAGTATTACTCTTAAAATCCTTAAGCACTGGGCTTAATAATTCTAAAGGAGCGATAAGCTCTTTAAGTCCCGTACTAAAGAGCTCACCGCTTGGGGTACCTTTCTCACTGGGACCGATTAAACCGGTGCTTAAACTAGATTGTATAACGCTTAAAATACTATTACCAGTTTTAACCTCCTCAAGTAAAGGTAGGTTCCCCAACCTCATATTTTCAATAACTAAATTATTAGCCTCGGCAAGCTTATCTTTCTGTTTATCGGACATCATAGCACTTTTTATCTCAGCAGCGCCTTGATCTATAAACTCATCCCCCAAACCTCTCCAAGTTTCATTCCAAAACTCATCGTAACCTCCTGCGCCATAAATACCTTCATCCTTCTTCAGGTTATCGGCCATACGGTCAATAGGGTCTAAGAAGGCAGTTTCCCATAAGTCAGCAGCAAAGGTTACATTATCTCTAAAGGTATCATTAAATTCCTCGAAACGATAATGCATCTCATTAGAAAATAGTCTACCAAACTCAGCTGGGTTAGAGAACAAGCCTGCGTTTTTAAAAGCACCTTTGCTTAATTCGTGCTCCTCTTTTAACCACTCTACATATTCTTTTTGAAGCTCTAAGCGTACGTTTGCCTGCTTAACCCTATTGTTCTCTAAGGACTGCATTTTTAGTGCTACCTCGAAGGCACCTTCCGCTTCCCGAGCCTGTATCTCAACAGCAGCCTGCTTAAGCTTAGCTAACTTCCAAGCAGCTTGAGCACCTACTAACTCTTTCTTAAGAGTGCTTGCAGCGACTTTCGCGTAACCTTTAGTTAGCTCCAGTTTCAGTTCTACACTAGCTAACTGGGCTTCATACAGGTTATCGTACGCGGATATAGTTTGGATTCTCTCTTTAAGGACCTTATTTACTTTAGTTTCTACTTCTTTAATAAGGACAACTGTATCGTGTACGTTGGTTCGGAGGGTTTGTTCCTTCTCAAGAATCTCTTTATTAGCATCGAGCACAACAGCTAGCGCAGTAGCTTCAACAGTCTTTAAATTCGTCAGACGTGAGGACTCTGCCTCAAGAGCTAAGATAGATTGCCCTAGTTCAAAGTTCTTTAGGTTATACTCATTAACACGCTTCTCTGCCTCAAACTTAGCAGCAGCACTCTCTGCACTAGTTTGAGATACTAAACCAGCTTTTAACAACAAGTTATTTTTAAGGGATAAAGCGTCATTCCCCTTATTATGTAGTTCAAGCTCCTGCCCTAGGACATCTAGTTGGGCCTCTATTACACTACTCTTCCCTTTTAAAGCCATTCTAGAGGTTTCTAGGTTTAGTAAAGTCTCTACAGACTTTATTTCTAAATTGACCTGCTTGATAGCCTGCGCGTCGGTTATTAAAGAGGTTTTGCGGGCCTTAGCTTGTAAAGACACTCTGTCCTTCAACAGATTAGTATGCCGTAAATTTAAGTCATTAAGGGCAGTACGCTTCTCTACTTCGTGGCTGAGAGTAGCCATCTGTACCTTGTTGAGACCCCCTAAAGAACTTAAGGTCTCTAGGTAACCTTTGGTAGCTTCTAGTACCTCATTCTGGAGCTTTAGTTCTTTTTCCAGATTTTTTACATATTCGTTTGCAGCAGCTACTTTGGTGCTCTGCATCTCGTTCTCAAGTTTTAGACGTTGCGTAGCCAGAGAAGTTAACTGGGCCTCTCTTTTTACCTTGTGCTCGTCACCTTTAAGCATCTCCTTTGTTCGAAGAGCTTTATCATCAATCAAGTTTATTTGTTCATCAAGGGCTTTATTTGAGTACAACACACTTATGACCTGAGATCTTACACTACCCTCTATATCTTTATACAACTTAGACTCGCTTTTAAGCTGAGTCTGTCGAGCTTTAGATGAGATCGTGTTAGCTTGTGCTCTCTCAAAGTCAGCCTGTAAAGCCTTAGTTACTGCAACAACGTATTCTGAGTTCGTCTGGTCTCCTTTATCTACTAATGTTTTTCCATAAGCATCTAACCCTGCTTTCGCTAACAGGCTCCAAGCGTCCTTTGTCGCATTCTGTAGGGCATCAGAGGTCATTACCTGACCAACGAGGTATACGAATTGTTCCTTAAACCCTTCATTAGAGATATCTTTGAAATCTCTACCAGAGTAGAGGGAGGCGGATTCCTTAAGCCTCTCTAGAGTAGCAGGCTCAAACCTACTAGGGTCATCTAAAGGTGTAGTTCCAAAGTGGCGGCCAAGAACTGGCTGCTGAAACCCTTGTTCATTAAAATTAGCTATATTGGAATCACTTAGCTTACTAAAGACGTCCTCCTGTAGCATCTTTTCAATCATAGCAGAACTGTTGTCTTCCTTATCAATGAAAAGCTTTTCCCATATGCTAAGACTTTGCTCCTCTTTAATAGAGGAGAACGACTTAAATAGCTTACGTGTATTACCTAAGCTGGCTTCAGTATCCATCGTATCAAACATACCAGTAGACTTTAATAACACAGTATCCAATAAACCTGAAACCTCTTTTAGAGTGTCTACTAGCTTGTCGAAGGGAGTACTAGGTATCTCAGAAGTTAAGAACGTCTTGGTAGCCTTTCCTAACTCCTTAAAGGAGCTAGATAAGTCTTTGAGGTTAGACTGAAAGTTTTTAGCTGCAGCGGCTTGAGACTTAAAGAAAGCCTCTACAACTGTCATTGTAGCCTCTAGTGCCTTAGTCCCTTTATTATCTGGAGCCACTAAGTCGGATATATTAACTCCTGCCTCTGAGGCCTCCGTGCTCGACTCAAATGCATTTAGTTTCCCAGTTGCTATTAGCTGTTTTGCTAACTTCTTGAGGGATTTAGAAGCATTATCATACTTATCATCGTCCCAATACAAGTCGAAACTGCTTGCATTCTTGTTAAAGAGAGTCAGCTCTTTTAAAGGCTCTGCGAGAGAGTCTGCTAAGGCCATCTGCCTATTAGCAGCTCGTTCTGCTGCGGTCCCGTACTCCTCTAAAGTACCTGTAGTGCCTAATAGAAAAGACCTATAGTTCTCTTGTTTTATACTTTGATTGTCTAATTCTTCTCCAAGCTTCACTAAACTACTATCTAGTGCGTCGTTGCTAGCAGCAGTGATTCCTATAGCTTCGGCCATCCATTCTAGCCCGTCTACGAGCATAGTTATACCCGCTATAATCATACCTATATAAGGAACTGCGGCTAGTAATGCTGCACCTAACAATTTAGCGGAAAGGGCTAACGCCTTTCCTGCTGCTGCTGTCTTGTGCCAAGCTACTGAAAGTCTACGAAACCCTTTAGTACTAGCTCCAGAAGCCTGGGTGGCTGCGTTTAAATTGCTAATCTGCCCATCATAATAATCCCTTCCTGCAGTACGCATAGCAGACAGTTGCTCTTTCCAGCCCAGCCTATAGTCTTGCACACTACTATAATAGGTGGTTTCTGCATCCAGCATTTCGAAGTTATTACGAACACGCATATCCGCAAAAGCTTGAGACTCTCTAGCGGTTTGAGCCTCTCTAGTACTACCAGTTACACTCTTATTCCTGTTGAAGGCTTCCCAAGCACGCCCCCTCCCCCTCTTCCCCAAAGCTTCCGCCTCAGGCCGGTTGTCCGCTACTTGATTCTGTAATTCTGCTAACTTATCTGCAGCAGTAGCTGTACCTAGTAACGCAGGGATAGCTTTACTAGTTAAGTAACTTACCAACCCCGTGAAAGCTAGTGTAAGTAGTGTAGGGCTTTCTGATATGGCCTTAACGGCTGGGCCTGCAACAGTATTAATTGTCTCTCCCATAACCCGGCCTACTTCAGTAATTCGAGCAGCAAGTAAGTCCCAAGGATTAGTATCCACTAGCCCTTTTAAAGCACCGAATTTTAACTTTACTTGCCCTAGTGTATCTACTAGTACAGCTTGTGATTTTTCGTATGTAGTAAGTTTTCGACCACTGATCCCCATTGCATCTGCGTACTTCAAGGAGGCGTCTTCTAGTCTCAGTATTATACCTAGCTCATCTAATAGCTCAGGTTCCTGTTTAATAATACCTTTAGTGATACGATCTAGAGCATCCCCCATATTACGGCCTAGAGCTTGGCCAGAAAGTTTAGCAGCCTCGCCCATTGCAAGGATAGATTCCTTGCCGAAGCCAGCTGCAGTCGCTAACATAGTAGACTGTGCTGCCTGTTTGTAGTCAATCGCCATTCCCATAGCTTCTTGAAGACCTTTAGTAACTCCTCTCAGGTTTGACCCTGTAATGTTACCGTACTCCTGCATGCTTTGGTTAAGTACAGTCATATCCGCAGAGTCCCTTAAGGCTCTATAGGCAGCTCCGACCGCAAATAATTGTGCAGCAATAGCCGCGTACATTCCTGCTAAGCCTCCAGAACTAGATGCCATGGCGGAAAAAGCCTTGCCTTGTCTATTAGTTATACCAGCTACAGCTCTGTTGGTTCTTGCAGTGGCTACTTCACCTCCAGAACCTCCAGAACCTCCAGAACCTCTAGAACCTCTAGAACCTCTAGGTCTAGAGGGAGCACTAGTTTCAAACTCTGGGGCAGGATCTCTCACTCTTATGCTTGTCCCCGCTTTTGCTCTTGTAGCAGTACTTCTTTCTACCGCTAGAGTATTTTTTAACAAAGCTCTAGTAAGGCTTTCAAAAGCAGATTGGGTAGGAGAAGTGTGGACACCTTTAGAAGCCTCAAGTTTTTCTGAAGCACTTTTAGCCTTAGCGTAAGAGGGGTCCTGGTTTCGCGCGATAGAGTACTCCTCCCGCGTAGCTGTAGCCCCGTTTAGGGCGTACCCATCTTTGGTCCCGTGTATTTGGTTACGACCAAACTTTGAACTCGCAGCCTGCTTCAAGATCCTAGCCTTTGCTGCGGGACTAACTATAACACCTACTAAATCTGCGATTGCACGAGCTACCATTTCCATGTTACTATTAAGCATATTCATCTGCCTATTAGAACTCTTAGCAGTAACTTGCTGCTCGGAGAAAACTTTTTGCATACCAACATAAGCCTCATTGGCCTGTGCTATACCTGCAGTAGTGCTCCCTTGCAGCCCAGCACTAGCGACTCTCGCCATACGAGAGGTGCGGTCATCAGACTCACGCTCGCGACGAGTATTTGTACTCGTACCCGCTATTCTAGCATTAAGATTAATACCGCGTTTTTCAATGAGACTAATTTGGCTGGCTAAAGAGTTTCTGAATAATTTTTTATTGACTAAGGCTTTAACCGTAAGGGTGCGTAGCCCTCCAACCTTATTTAGGCTAGCTAACGCTTGTGACATACTGGACTTAAGGTGTGTTCTATTTACTTCGAACTTTACCTTCTTTACACCTTTTGTTAAGGTATGAATTTGTTTAAGGTCCTTCAAGACAGGGGCTAAGCCCTCACTGGTAACCTTAACTATAACACGTTTCTCTTTATTAGCCACTATACACTACCTTATTAGGATTCGCTTGCTTATTGCGCTCCTTGGCCTTTTTTTCAGCCTTTTTAGTCATTATACCCATACGGATACTATCAATCATTTTTACTAAGTACAAGTTAATATTTAAGTCGTCTACGCTTCTCAGCTTACAAAAGTCAATGTAGGTGCTCATATCCTTACCCATATAAGTACCTGACATCCCTTCCCAGCGGTCCCCTAACAAATTGTATATATCAAAAGCTTCCTGAACCTCATAAGGAAAGTCCTCCATTGCAGGAGGTATCTCGTCTTCCCCAGGCTCTGTCCCTAGCTGTTCATGTACTCGGAGAACTTTCTCTAAATCCATGCCCACTTCTTGGAAGTCAAAAAGCTTCTGAACTATACCCTCTATAGTCTCTAGCTGTTCTTCGTAAAATTTTGTAGGTCACCCACAGTTTCGGCAACGAAATTGTCGAAGTCAGGAGAGTTCTTCATTAAAGTAAAGGCGTTATCCTCTGAGTACTCCATGTCATCCTCTCCATTTACACCTTCAAGTTCTACTAGTAGGAAATCTCCTAAGTATTTGTACTTGAAGCCACTCCAGCCTTTAACAACGGCTGCAACATAGAGTTGTAGGAAAAGATCATCATCGATCTCTTCAACTGGCTGACGTGTTTTGCGATCAAACTTAGTAGTAGAAGCTCTTTTTCTTAGTTTTAGTAGCTCATCTCGACCTAAGAAAGTTAGCTTGAGTTTGAGGTCTTTGTATCCAGGGAAGTCAACTTCTACAGTCTTACTGGGAGTCATTAAAGACTCTAGACTAGGTTTAATCTTAATAGGGGTAGGGGCTTCGGCCATTATATATCTCCGTGTGTTTAAAAAAATTTGGTTTTGCATAGAAATAACTATTTATCTCTATGAAAAACCACCTGCGCGATAAGCGCAAGTAGTTTAAAGGTTAGCTTAGATTGAGTTGTAGTATTGAACTGTCATCTCATTATCTGCACCAATCTGGTAGTCTCCAGAACCATCGACTCCCTGCGCACTAAAGTTAATAGTGGTGGCAATGACGTCTTGAATATCTACCGTAGGTATCTGCAGCTGACAAGCAGGTATGTCAAAGGAAACAGATGGAGTACCTGGAATACCGCCACCGCCCATAAGCAAGTTCAGAGCATGGTAGTTCTCAGTATCTGTGAACCCTGACATATCATCAAACAAGTCACCTGTATCATTAACACCCGCTGTACCTGTTTTAAGGTACGCGTTTAAAGTACCACTAATTTGGCGTGATCCTGTAAATGACCCGATAGGCTCATTACGGACGCCCAGCTCTTCAGGAGTTAGATAAGTGATTCCATTATCTATTGAGATAGAGCCACCTGTTAATGCAAGAGTATAAGTTCTTGCAGTATGACCTGGAATACCTACTTTCGCAGTTCTTGCAAGAGTAACCGTAGACAACTTATTGCGAATAAAGTCTGCTGATGTAGGTACTGCCATATAGTCAGTTCCTGCGGTCCATGCAGATTTAGTCTCTGTAAAGTCTGTGATTACGTTAGCAAACCCAGACCAAGTTGCTTGAGCAATACCGTCAATACTAAAGTCAATCTCTACAGAATTCACTGTAGCGTCTGACAAATGGTACACAGTGTTGTCCATAACAAAGTACAATTGCATCTTCATTGCTTCAGCAATATTAGAAGTTGTAGTATCTACAGACATAAAGTCTTGAGTACCATCTACTCCCTCTGTCACGTCAGCTAGTGCGTCACCCCATAGGCCTGCCCATAGGATTCGTTCACCCGAAGTGTTAAGATCATCTGTACCGTCATTTCGTTGGAAAGGACGGATATAAGTAGTAAAGGACCAGTCAACTGGTGCTAAACTATCATTGAAGGAGCGCTTACCACGTTGTGGTGCAGTACCCGCCTCATTTAGTGTGATGTCTGTAGCGTTAGTTGCTTGTGAAAAGCTATAACCGTCCAGAACATTAAGCTCGAAAGTATTTGCAGCTGAAGCAGCACCATCCCAACCGGCTGTTACCGTTGATGCCAATACTTTAGTATTACGACTAAGATTTAAAGCCATTTTTAATTACCTCTATTTTCTTTGAGCTGTGATGTATTGATCGCTATTGTCGTCTCAATCACAAGGCTCACTTTAAGGAATAACTTCATATAACACTTCTAAAGTTATCTCACCAACCCCATAAGGAGCTAATAAGCCTTCATCAGTGGATATAGAGCTTATCCTAACTTCTTGAGTTACCTTACCACTATCGTAAGTTAAATCATTATTATCGTCGATAACACGTTCGATATCGACTAATAATTTTTCAAGTTCTGTTACAGGCTCTTCTTGTTGAACATAACATCTAATTGTTATACCAAGTCGACCCCATTTGAACTCGCCAGGGAGATACTCCCTAAATTCGTTGCCAGCCACTACGCTGACGGAGGGAAAGTCAAAGACTTCATCCCAAAATTCTAGCTTATTAGAGACGTTATTATTAACATCTATAGTGTAAGGGCTAGAACCATTAATTCCTTTTAATTTCTCTACAAGTGCATCTACTATAGCACCCCGTGCTTTACCCGACATTACATTCTCCTAGTCTTTAATTCAAACTTCTTGTGGATGTAAAGTTCCGCTATTTCTCTTATTGACTTATCTATAAGTCTTCTAGGATCTCGGTACTTATTACCTTGCTTGAAACCTCTTTCGAAGGTTTGGTAAGGCCTTTTCATATATTCATAAAAAGCGGTTACTTGCCCCTCTCTTGTCAAGTTCATTTGAGTAACCCGTACACTAGAAGCTAGTCTACCTGTTCTATAAACTAGGGCAGGCTGTTTCATGTTATCTGCTAAGTACCCCTGCAGTAAAGAATTGATCATACTGGTCACATTTACTAATGAAGTAAACTGACCCCGTGGATCCTGCAGCCTCTGGGTTGTTGCGGCTGCCTTAACAGCCCTCTTAGCTGCCAGACTCTTAGCTTTGATAGACGCTAAAGTAGGTACGACTAACCTCTTTTTTTCTTTCTTCTGGGCCACCTTCTTAAAGGCTTTAGAAGTAGAAGGTTTTTTAGCTGGCTCAGACCCTTCTAGTGCGTTATCTATTGAATTATTTATATATTTTAAAACAGAAGGACTAGCTTTGGTGCTCTCCCAATTCTCGTCATTTGCGATAGCTAATATTGCGTTCTCAAGGGCTATTTTAAACTGTGCACTACTTTTCCTCTCCACAGCAGCCTGAGTACCTTTGTTATCTTTAGATAACTGTAAATCTACGTATAGAACAAAAGTTTTTTTAATATTGCCTGCATTAGTGAAAGTGGTGGCTGCCTGTGTTTTAATAGTAATACTATCTAAGTCAAGCTTTGTACCTGCTGCAGACTGTAAAAATACTGCATCTAAGGCGTTTTCTGCTATTTGGTATCTTGCTGCAAACTTCTGCCACTCTTTGTAGGCTACTAGAGTTCTGTACTCTACTGCTGCTAATACTGTGTCAGACCCATGCCCTATATTAAAAGCAGCAGAAAACTTGGGTGCACCCTCTCCTAATATATTTACAAAGTTAGGGTCTATTGCTAAACTAGCCTTCCACTTGCTAAGCACGCCGTAGCTTTTTGCACTATAGTAGTTGTACGCCCCAGAGGAAGTACGTGTATCCTTGAACTTAGTATTTAGCGAGTTAACTACCATAGTAGCTGCCTTAGAAGCAGAAGCTCTATCTAAGTCATAAACCCTTTTGTCCATAAAGTGGTCGGTTAAAGAGGCATGACCTACTCTAAAGCTATGGCTAACGCCGCCTTTTTGTAGTTTGGATTCTCTTAGATCCGTGCTTAATCTTTTTGATATTCTCTTTACTAGTAATTCTAGGGACTTTTGAGACACTAAGCACTCCTGTACAAATCAAGTATACGTTTGATATGTGATGGGAAATCGGAAGGTTTATCTGTGGGAGTTGAAGAAGACGCTAAGGTTCCACCATCTGAAATTGCTTTCCTAGGGGTGGACTCCTTTTTATAGTAATAAGTTATTAAATCGTAACAGGCAAGTTTAAGATCTTCTGGTGTAGAAGAAAATCCGCCCTTGTAGGTAACTTTAACCGTGTCAGGTCCAGCAGGGAATTGTGAAATTAACCCTTGTGGTCCTACTCTTACTAATCGGTCTGATTCGGCATCGAACATGTACTGGGGTTGAGCAACCCAAAAGTTGCCTGTCGCACTACACTCTGCCTGAGTTGAGTAACTAGGAGCACTGCAGGCCCCAGTCCATCTGTTGGCAGTAAAGTCCCATATGTCACCTGCTGTGTGACCAGTTGTTGTCTCAAAAGTAATAGACAGACTATTTTCTAGATTCTGTACACCACCTGTAATTGTGATTCCCGTTTTATACCAATTTAATCCACCATCTCTAGACCATTTAAATGTGTCTGGAGTTCCAGTAGTTTCTACTTCTACTCTATACGAACGACCTACTTCACCAGAGGCAGTAGTCGGTTTATAGGGGGTAAGAGATAAATCATCTAGTCCTGTTCCGACATAAGTTACCGCATGACACGCAGCCTCGCTCGCTTTCGTAGTGTCGCTGCACTGGGGTTGATTAGATACTAATAAGTGATAGTTTTCAGCATTTGCTAAATTGTCTTCAACTGTTTTCTTATCTAATGTGTTGGTTTTACGTTCCTCTACTGAAACAATTTCCCTAATAGGAATTTCTGTAAGGTAAATAAAATCATGACCACCACCATTAAAGTATTCTACTTTATTAGATGTATAGTAGTCAATAAAAGACCTATTGCAATAGGTTTTTATAAGTGCACTGATATGCCCGACGAGAGTGTTTAACTTCGCGTCAGCGGTTGTACTATTGATGTTTGAGTAAGCCTTGTAGTCGCCTAGATCAATTAAGTTCGCCATAGTTCCCCTTTAATACACTTGTAAAAACCTACAACTCCCGTAGGAGTTATAGATTCTACGTTTTAACTAGCAGTTATACGTACGTACCAACAGTTAGACCACCTGAAAGGTTGCCAGCACCAGTACCAGTACCTAAGATAATCTGCTTAAAGCCGAAGCGCTGTGTAGCCACTAAGACACGAGACTGTTTCTCAACATAGTACTCAGACTGTACGTTAAAGCCACGCTGACGAGGCATCAAGAAGTTAGCCTTGTCAACCATAACACCCCAAGTATCGCCTGCAGCAGTACCGTTACTCATCTCTGGAGAGACCATAACAGCCATGCCGTATACTGTACCTACCTGACCATTAAGTTTAGTAGCTTTATCAGCACCAACTAGGTTAACGTCAGAGAACTCGTCATCTTCAAGAAGATCCCAATAAGCGTTCTGTGATACAACACAAGCTAGACCCGCAGTGTTAAGACCATACTTACCTAAAGTACGACGGAGTTTTAGGATATCCTTAGATACGACCTTAGCTCCAGCCGCTACAGTAATTCCAGCTTTAACTGCAACGTTGTTAAGACCCATGAATGGATCACCTGCGCCAGTATCGCCGTTTAGGAGTTGCTCCTCAACTTTACGAGCGTGTCCACGTACTAGAGAGTCTTTAAGTAAAGGCATCATAGCTATGATAGAGTCTTCATCGAACTCGTCAATCATAAATGTCTTACTAGCCATCTTAGCAGTTGTTAAGTAGATTTCACTCAACGTAACAGTCTTCTCAGAGCCAGTAGTAGCGTCAGTACCATAAGTACCAGAACCTACCCAATCAGCTTTAGCTGCATCAGGTGCAATCGGTAGAGTCATCTGAGCTGCGTTCAACTGAATCTCACGGAACAGAGGAGCAATAACTAGGTTCTCCTGAACTTCCTTCTCAATGTTAGTTGAGATGATATGCTCATAGTCTGTACTAGAAATCTGTCCCGACTGTGCTCCAGCGATAAGTGAAGTAGCAGTCCCACCAGCTTTCAAACGAATGCCTAGGTCTCCTGCCTTCTCTAGAAGAGCGTGTCCATGATCTGTATCTCCAAGTTCTTTTCCTAAGAGAGATGCAGTTAGAGCTGCAGTTTCAAATTCCGCATAATCAATGTCAGCACCCTTAGTACCTGCATGATCTGAGAACTCCATCTTGCTAGAGCGTAGGGACTCAATCTCCTGAGCCTTCTCAGCGATTTCTGCCTTAAGCTCCGTCATTACAACAGAAGCAGCTTCCTGCTTCTCATTCATACGAGTTTCTAGTTCTGTAACTAGACGCTCTGCTCCAGTCTGCCCAAGCTCTATAATAGCAGCTTTTTGAACTTCAGCAGCAGCTACAGCAGCTGCGCTCGCTTCAGCTTCAGCTTTTGCCTTTGACTCAGTCTCAGCCTGCTTCATAGCGATATCCGCTGCAGTCTTTTTAGCCACTTCTAACATCATTTCTTTAATCTGATTTTCATCCATTATCTTACTTTCCTTTTCTAAATGAGCACCTATAGTGTCATCCTCAGCACCAACTGGTGCATCATTTATAAATTGAGATTTAAAAGCCTCAAATTCCTCGTTAGCCCCATCAAAACTTTTAGCCAACGAGAAGAGGCTATCCGCATTTGCTGGAATTGATACAACAGACACTTCATGCAACTCTAAATCCTTGATCACAAAGATCTCGGTTTTAGAATCATAATCAGCATCTTTAACTCGAAAACCAACTGAGAATGCTTTTAAAATACCATCTTTTACAAGATTATATACACCCCCTGCCGACTCACTAATTTCTGCTACTATCTCAAGTCCTTTATCTGTAATATTATGTTCAACCATCTGCCCTATAGGCTGAGATCGATCATGGTACGCTAGAATAATAGGGTTCTTTAAATAATTGGTTAAAGCAGACTTGGTTTTCCAGGCTTCTTTTAGAATGACATCGCCAACTCTGTCTTTGTCAGTCGTATTAGCATAGCCCTTTATCAAGATACTACCGTTATCACCTTCCTTTTTTTCAAAGAGAGAATCAATATGGAATGTTTTATTTACTACCATCTTTTATCTCCTTCTGCTTAGGTTTAACCATAGGTTTAACCTTAGGTTTAACTACTAGTACTGCGATAGCTTCTTTTACTCGTAATTGCATTCGGGTAAAACGTTTAAATAATCTCTCAATCTTACGAAGAGGAATTGGTGTGTCGGGGTCGCTTTTATACTCGCCTTTAGACACAAACCCTTTCTTCTCAAAATAAGGTATTAATAATGCTATTTGTTCCTCTTTAGTCATATATCTCCTTTGAGTTTGGTTTAGGCTTTTTAGGAGCCCCACCTTCTTGTCCTGACACACCAGTAGCGGAGCCAGACACGTTAGCAGGTATTCGAACACTATCGAGTTCTGGATCCTGCAGCTCCGGCAGCCTTAACCGAACCCTAGCTTCAGCTCCCGTCATTATACCATTATTAACTAATGCAGTATAGTACTGAGCCTCGTCTTTAAGTTCAGGTCTTAATGCTTCCACATTTTGAGTTATCATTTCCATATCATAGGAGAAGAATCTCTCAAGGCCTGCTACTAGCTTTCTCACCATAGGTATTACAGTGTTTAAGTAGAATAAACGTAGATTCGGGTTAATGTTAGCATTATTTCCCGAGTCTAACAAAATAGGAGGAACACCTAGAGCTTTTAGTATTCTTAGCTCGTGAGCTTTTACAGCTTCTTCGAAGTCTAACTCTTTAAAGGTGTTTTGGTTTAGGGATTCAAGCTCTAAACCACCGTCTAAAATAAGAGGTCTTCGTCCTCCAGTTCGAGGGTTGAATTTACGTTTCCAAGTCTCTAAGAACCTTTCTTTAACTTTAGCAGATAAAGTATTAGGGCTCTTAATAACTAGTCCAGGTACTGCACCATTAGTAAAGAAGTTGTCTTGGAAGTCGTGCATCTTAGACAAAGTAACTAGAGTTCTGCTAGCAGAAGATAGTCTAGAGTCTCCTCGGAAAATCGAGTTGGATGAGTTCTCTTTAATATGTATGATCTCACTTGGCTGGAACTTCTTTTGTTCGTATTTATAGTGGTTAATGTAAGTCTTCTTATCTGTTACAATTTCCACGTTCTGTGCAGGTAGATGGTACAAGTGAGTCCCATCAAAGTATATAAACATATTACCTTCAGTAATTAAATCCAGGTATATGTTACGTCTAAATGTACTAATATCTTGATAAGGGTTTGGCCTATGATTCAGTAACTGACGCACCTTATTTACTCTAAGTAAGGAACCGCCTGCGAAAGGTAGTTTATCCCCTATATCAATATTTATCTGAGAAGCTGAGTCAACTAAAAGGTTTATGCCTCTATTAACTATTTCAACTTCTTTATATGCAACGTTATATCGTCTCCACGGTTTTGTGGTAGCTGCAGAGCCTTCAGAACCATGAATTTCTGGCTGCGCAGGGTTTAACTTTTCCCTTAATGTATCAAGTATCTTCATACTCTTTTATTCTCCGTTTGTCTACCCAGCGTTGTTGCTTGGGGCCAGTTGTAAGGTTAGGTCTCTTACCGTAAATACTGTGAAGCTTAAGGTGGTGTTTATGACATAGGGTTACTGTTTCATCGTACACATTGGTGTGCTCTTCCTCAATAAACCTATCACGAACTGCCACTATATCTTCTGCAGTTTTTACGGTAATTCCATTCTCTCTTAACCATTTCTCGAGTAGCTCAGTCATCCCGTAGTAGTGGTGAAAGTCTAAAGTTTCTTTACTCCCACATATTCGGCACTCAGAGTCTTTATTGTAAGCACTTTTAGCCCTATCACGGACATACTTAACAATATCTCTTTTTAGTTCTGTCATTATAAAATTCCATTATTTATACGCCATTATAACCCTTTTAACCAAAAATGTCAAGAGGTATTTTTGGGCAACTCCAAAGTTAAACGGTGATATACGCCGCTACAAAAGTGTATAAAGCGTACCTCAAAGCATCCGCCATATGAGAAGCACTATTGTGTACAGGCTTCTCTTTTAGTAAGTTACGATTAGGGTCCCATTGATACTGATCCATAGACATTAAGGAGTGAGCACAAGTTTGTTCCACCCGTAACTTATTGTTATCTATGATAGTAGCTACAGAAGAGATACCTGCTAAAACATCTTTAGTGGCGTTAACTGTAGATATACCATAATCTTGTGCTAAATCCCATCTCATCTGTTGAGCAGCTGAATCAATATAAATAACGTCAATATCATATTGAGCTATCAAAGCACTGATCTTTTCAGCATGTTGTTCTGTAGTTCTTTCAGCCTCTAAGTACTCCGCTAATAGATAGTATCTTTGTGTATCCCAATCGAAAGCTAAGACACAAAAAGCAGTAGGATCTCTGTAACCTACGTCTAGTCCGGCAAAGATATCCATTTTAGAGTAGTCCAGTTCGCTAAGATCTTCTACACAAGCTTCAAAATCAAAGTTCCATATTTGTCCTTCGAATTGGTTAAAGTCAGCTAAGTACTCCTGCGCGAACTCAGCAGAAGACATTCCGATTTTAGCCTCTCTAATATCACTCGCGCTAACTCTAGGGTTTTCATGGTAGGTGGCATGAACGCTAGCCCAGTCTTTGAATTCGGGGGAGAAGCCACGGTGGTAGAAATCCGCAAACCAGTTATTACGACCACGAGGTGTTGAAATAAATATTGCTTTAGAAGCGGGCTTGTCTAAGGTAGGTCTAAGGGCTACATTGAAAGCTTCTAAACCATTAGATAATGCGGCTTCATCAAAAATAATTAAGTCGTACGATCTACCCACTACAGAATCTACTTGGTTAACTGAGCCCATACGTACTGTGGACCCGTTGCTCAGTTCAATGATCTTATCTTTAGCGTTATCTCGAGTTAGTTCTAAATCAAAGTGTTTTATTAGATTACGTTGTAAGTCAAAGGAAATCTGGGACAACGAATAATTTGGGCTCATAATAAGAATATTAGTCCCAGGTACTAAAGCAGTTAGTTGGCCTATAATATTAGCTATATAGGTTTTGCCCTGGCGGCGGGATAGTGCGGCAACTATAAACCGGTATTTCGGGTTATTGATTGCATTTAGTAAGGCGATTTGGGACCTTATCGGCTCTATACCTAAGAGTTCCATATAACTTTGTATAGGGAGTTTTATAAATCTTTTATCGGGTGGGAAGTCTTGAAGTTCTTCAGAGCTAATATCCGGTCTACTTACTTTTAACATATTTGGGGGTCCTTTATAAAAACAAAAAAGCCGGTTACACACTAGAATCCCCGATATCCTAGAATGTACCAGCCTCTGAACTTCTATGGGGGCTAAAAACTTTTAGATTCCCTTGAGTTTTTATTATTTATCCTTCTTTGAGAAGTTTCTGCATTAGTTCGCCGTAGTTGCCGGACCCGAAAGGGGTTTCATTTATCTGAACATTAGTCTGTTGTTTAATACTACTTTGTTCAGCTTTAATTAGGTCTGCTTGAGCCTTGAGCTCATCTATTCGCATTTTGTGTGCTAAAGTTAGTAGATCAGCGATATCTTTGTTGGAACCCATTTCGGATTCCTCTAATTCGGCCAACTTTTTATCTATAATTTGGTCCAGGGTGGCGGATAGTTTGAACCTATTTCTATAGCCTATATCTAAGAAGGCTGCATCCACATAATTCTTTACTTCCCTTTTTGCAAGGTAAGAAGATACTTCCGATTCGCTGATGTTTAAAGTATCTGCCGTTTCTGCTAGATTCATTGTTTGCAAGTAAGTTTCAGCTACCGCTAAAGCTTCTGGGGCGATTTGCACGGTTAAGTCCGACATTTTTTACTCCTCTAAATTTAACCTTCATTATACCCTCTTTCATCAAAAAAGTCAAGAAATATTTTTTTATTGCTCTGCGGATTATCTCTTGCGTTTTTGAAAATTACCAAAGTTTTTCACGTATAAGCTTTACACGTATAAGCTTTACACGTATAAGCTTTACACGTATAAGCTTTACACGTGTAAGCTTTACA